GCAGGAGTGAACAGACGTAGCGACGCACAGCGCCACGGCTATTGCACGTGACCCCGTAGAAGGTGAGGTCGTGGCGCGGTCGCCGTCTGTGAACGTGGTCGCGTGTGTTGAGGCCAGCGGGTTAGCGGGGGTATGGGAAGGCCGTAGCGCGGTATCGCCGTTCGGCTTTAGTCGGACGCCGCGCCGGGCGAGGGCAGGGCGGGACAGCGGTTATGCGCGTGTACTTGCGGTTGGCTGTGCAACGTCGAGGAATCGCCAGCCTCACAGTGGCGAGAGTGACCGTAAGTCGTTGACAGGACTGGGGAAGACGGGACGCGACGTGCTTTGGGCTATGGCGTGGGCTTTTTCGGCGTGTCGTGACGGTGGGTCTGCACGGTGCGTTTTGTTGGGGCGGTGGCGCTGTTATTGCGTCGTAGTGCGGTGCTTTGGGCTTGGCTCTGGCGGTCTACTGCGTGTGCGGTGTGGCGTCTTGGTTGGCGTCAGGCACCCCCCGGGGAGGGGGGTCTCCCCCGGCGGCCTCGGCGACCCCGGGTAAAGAAGGCACCTCCGGCACAGAATCGCTGGGCACCTTGTCGTTACGCGGTGCTTCGCTCCACTCGGCGTCTACCGCGTCGTTGCCCATTGACGATACGAAGGCTTCGGCATCTTCGGGTGTTGGCAGGCTGTCTGCCAGGGCGAGGAAGGTCTCGCCGACCTTGGCGACATCTTCGAGGGTCTCGATCAGCTGGGCCCTGGGTTTGAGCTGTGCTATGAGTCGTTCGTCGGTTATCGTCTGTCGCACGAAGTTGAGGTATATCTCTGCGGATTTGGCGTGGCCGCGTTGTGCGTGTTCGGCGAGGACGTCGAGGATCTCGGGTGCTTTGCCTACGGCTTTGCCCGCTACCTCTATGAGCATCTGGTGATATACTTCGGGGCCGTTGGCGAGGTCGTAGAAGTAGGAGTTGGGTGCGAATCCGTTGGCTCTGGCGAGGGATGCGAGGCTTTTGTTCTGGCGCAGCTCCTGTGGCAGTGCTCGCCACTTGGCGACCAGATCGACTACGGCGGCTGATTTCTCGGATAGTTTCTTAGCCATATATGTTTGGAGGGGCGCCGGGGCGAGTCGGCGCCCCTCCAACCTGTAGGAGGATACAGGACCCGTGGAAGGGTAACGTCGTTAATATAAAGGTGATGCCATTACGTGGCAACTAAATTTTTTTCGGTAGCTGTCGCAGGTGATCCACGATCCAGCGCAGTTCGAGGTCGGAGTAGCGGTGCTTCATCAGGCGCTGCGTCCAGTGGAGGCGTGTCTGCCGGTTCATGCTTGCTTCCTGCAGCAGGCGATGTATCTCGGTTTTGAGCTCTACTTGAGAGGCGGGTTCGGACACAGCTTTATCCCCCGCTGGGTGCCTGTGGGAAGTCATTATCCACCGGGGTGAGTAACCAGACTCCGTAGTTTATCGTCATATCCGGACGAGTCCTGCGCTTTTGAACGCTATCCGCGGGTGTCTGCTGCGGGATCCGACTTGCATATAGCTTGGGGTTGTGAAGCTGCGTCGTGCAGCTGCGGGCGAGTGGCTGGATGCCGTGCCTGAGATGTGATAACCCAGGAGCCTTATAGCGAAATCTGTCTACCCGGTAGGCCTGCCTTCTCGCCCCATCATCAGGCCGCCGGTGATATAGAATGTTATGTGGTGACGTTGTCCATGGTTGATCTTAAGATGCAAACGGCGGGCAGGGCTTGTGGGCCCCGTCCGCACGTTTGAGGTGTTGCTATTGGGTAGAACCAAGGTAACACGCCTCCCCCACCATGTCAAGCACTTTTCGTTACAATAACGATAATCGCATTACACCGGTTCATCGCCGGGTAGCTTGGGCGCCATCTCTTCGATGTCATCGCCATTGACGACGCCATGCTTGCGTCGGGCAGCCCGCTTGGCTTGCTCGATGACGATGCGGTTGTGCTTGAGCTGCTTCTCTACGGCTTCGTTGCGTATCCGCCTGCTGACCATGTGCTCTACTATGGTGTTGGTGCGCACCAGTGCGGTAAGCAAGAGCTTCTCTCTATCTATTTCTGCTGCCACAGCCATCGTTGTTCCTTTTTGGGGGAGTGTATGTTTTCAAAACGGAATGGGAGCGCATTGGCAATAGTCGGGCTTCTCGAAGGCCTTCCAGAACCATTGACGAATCTGGGGTATGTCATCGGGTCCCATCTCGTTGATACTCTTGTCTAAACGTAGCGTTAGTAGGGTCTGGTCCACCACCATGGCTTTGCTTACCTGCTTAACGAACGTGTTATAGAGGGCAAATAGATCCCGGGAATCGCGTGGATTCGTATCTCCATCGGGTGTCCACCACCAGGCCGCGACGAGGGTGCTCTTGACTGATCCTTTGGAAAGAGAGTTGCTGGCGATCATCTCCTCGAAAGTCAGGCACTTTTTTCTGGTGCCTGGGGGCTGGTAGACCTCGCCAGTGCACCGAAAATCGCTGGCGATGTATTCGGCTAACCGCTTGCAATCTCTCGAAGACGTTTCCTCGGCGATGACGTGCATCATCTCATCGATGCGGCGATCACCTGTCTCACAGGGTAGGCTTTGTGTCTTGTATCCTAATATGAGGTCTTCAAAGGATAGGTTGGTGATCGAGGACAGGTTGGTGATGGTGCTCTTGGCTATGGTGTCGTTGTCTCCCCTGGCCAGTCGGTAGACGGCGTTCGGGGAAACATCGACTAGGCTCGCTAGCTTGTTTGCGCTCATGTTGCTCGCTTTAAGCCAATCGGCCAGTGGTGTGTTACCTTCTTCTTTTTGTTCCATTGTATCCTCCTTAGTTGTAATGTCTTGTTGTAACGCTTTCGCCCTGACATTACCCATTAAATCGTATAATCTATCACATGTCAATGATAATTCCTTGACCGTTTTGCGCTTGCGGAAAAGATCTATATCTTTTTGTTCTGAGCGCGGAAAATAGGCTCGTTTTTTTCTGCATCCTGCTCATATCCACCTCTCTTTGTGTTATTTAGGTGTTTTTCATCGCTACGTCATCGCTACGTTTTTCCTTCGATACTGGCGCCTCCCTGTGTATGACGTTATCATTAGGATAAGGATGTTGACGTTATGTTTCACGTGCAACGTTTAAGTAGTGCTATATTGTGCACCATGTCAAGCTAGGAGGATGCCGTGGGGCGTATGAGTCGGACAAAGGGTGGGCGCGTCGAACGCGAGCTGGTCAACAAGCTGAAGGACGCAGGTATCGCCGCCGAGCGCGTGCCGCTATCGGGCGCTGCCGGGGGCACGTTCTCTGGTGATGTACTGATACAGGGCGCGTTGATTGCGGAAGTGAAGGCGCGCAAGGACGGTGAGGGCTTTAAGACCTTGGAGGGTTGGCTGGGCGAGAACGATATGCTGCTGTTAAAGCGCAACAACGCCGAACCCTTGGCCGTAATGCCGTGGGATGTGCTGGTGACCTTCCTCACAAACATGGATCACTGCGATGCACCTGAAGATCAACCGCTACAAGATGGATGAAAGCGGCACCCTATCCACGGTGCGCGTCAAAGATGAGACCTTTTGGGGCATCGAACGCCCGTGGATCGGCAACAGGCCGCAGATCTCGTGTATTCCCGGTGGCGAATATGCCCTTATACGCCACGATTCGCCCCGCTATGGTGATGTCTGGGCCTTCGTCGGGGGTACGGTAAGCTACCAACCCCACCGTCAGGCCGACCGCTTCGCCTGCCTCATCCATGCGGCCAACTATGGCCATGAGGTCAAGGGATGTCTGGGCTTGGGCCTATCCGCTGGCGCTACGGACGATGGGCGCCTTGCCGTGTGGAGCAGTCGCAAGGCCATGGCCAAGCTGCACGACATCCTCGATGACGAGATCCACCACACCGCTACGATACACTGGTTCGAGGGGTAATGGCGCGCTTCGACCTGTCCATGCTCTCCAAGCTGGCTACCCAGCTTATCGCCCGTCCTGAGCTGCACGAGGTCTTTGAGGCGGCAGACTCCAAGAGCTATGAGCAGATCCGCAGCCTTGCCCTATCGCCTTTCTTCCTGTGGTCCCCTTTTGGTCTGATTAATGACAAGGCCTATGGGGGCTATAGGGGTCAGGATGCTTGTCAGGCCGGGGCCCTCTTGGATGAGAGCAACAACAAGTGGTTTATCGCCGGTAACCGTGGCGGCAAGACCATCGCCGGGTTGATGGAGGATGTGGCCGACTGTCTGGGCTTGGATGTGGTCACTAAGCAGCGGTCCAAGCGCTTCGAGGGACCGGTCTATATGTGGGTCGTCTCCGACACGGAAGAGACCAGCGTCAACGTCTGTGAGCGCACCCTTGTAGAGCAGGTGCTGGGCGAGGATGAATCGGGCTTCTTGTGGAACTTCGTGGATGACGCCTCCCGCTATAGCGCCCGCAGCGGCTGGGCCGACCACCGCCTGCTCTTTACCAATGGCTCATGGATCCACTTCAAGTTCTCCACGCAGAAGCGCAACACCTTTCAGGGGGTGCGGCTGCACAAGGTGCATCACGATGAGGTGCAGCCCCGCGAGATCTATGGCGAGTGCATGGCTCGTTTAGCCGACTATCACGGCCGCTTTCTGGGCACGATGACCCCCATCTTCGATGAGAAGCGCGGTGGTATTCCGTGGATCTATGAGGAGCTCTTCCTGCAACAGCAGGCTAAGGGCATCACCTTCCACCGCTGGTCTATGCTCGACAACCCCCATATCCCTGAAGATGCCAAGCAGCGGCTGATGCAGCAGTGGGACGAGGACGAGATCGAAGCGCGTGTGCATGGTATGTTCGTGCCTATGGGCGTGAAATTGGCTTTCTCTTCTAAGCTCTTGCGCCACCTCCGCTCGATGTCGGTCAAGCCCTCTTTGCGTGGCACCCTGCTTATGGACGATGAGGGTGAGGTCACCTGTGAGATGCAGGCGGCATGAGCTACGATATGCGCATCTGGCAGGAGCCACAGGCCGGTAGGGTCTATGCTATCGGCGGCGATGTCGCGGAGGGGCTGGCGCATGGCGATGACTCCGTCTATGAGGTCATCGATGTCGAGTCAGGGCATCAGGTATGCGAGATACAGGGTAAGATCGACCCCATCACCTTCGGTGAGCTGGGTTACATGCTGGGGACTTGGTATAACGATGCGCTCATAGGTATCGAAAACAACAAGGATGGGGGTGCGAACCGGGTCTTACAGCGCTTAGGCTATCCCCACATCTACCTCCAGCAGTCCAACAGCGGAGAGCCGTGGGATAAGGCGACGCCTAAGCTGGGTTTCAATATGAACCTCAAGACCCGGTTTATTCTGATCGCGCAGGCCCGCAGATGGATGGAGGATGGCGCCGTCCTGCCCCACTCTGCCCAGCTGATGACGCAGTTTGAGACCTTTGTTTTCGGTAATACCAAGTTCGAGGCCGTGGCCGGAGCGCACGACGACCTTGTGATGGCGTGGGTTATCGCCATTGAGATGGTCAAGTTCCAGGCCGAATGGGCCGACTCTCTCCTCAATCAGATCAACCCCTACTGGGAGGGGCAGGAACTGAGCGAATGGGGCGAGGAGGATCTCGATAAAGGTGCTGGATTAGTGGACCGGCATATCGATCAGGCCCGGGCCAAGCAGCAGAAGGAAGACCCGGACTATGCTTCGACCACAGAAGCCCTGCTATGACATTTGCAGAGTTAGATCACCGCATTAGAGATGCCGTGTCTGATCCCATACAGAAGAAACTCATACTACAGGGACTCCATGAGATGGAGGAGGCGGTTAATCAGTGTGCCGCTTGGTATTTATCTGTTTCAGGGTACACAGTGGACACCGAATCAGGCGGCATTTACCGAAAAGAGGAGCGGCCTACTCGCTTTCAGGTCAATGATTGATGCGACTTTATTTCGGACTGAATGGGACAGAGTCTTTTCCTCGCTTCGAGTCAATGCGGGGGCAGTTTATTCTGGATACGTTTTGGAAGCCTATACCGCATAAATGGCACGGCATATACAAGGGAATTTTCCTTGATTCAGGGGCTTTTTCTGCATGGAAAAAGGGGGAAACGATAGACCGTGAGGCGTATGCCGATTATGCCCTTAGCAGCGACTTCGATGCGGTTGCGGGCGACTTGCGTATTGGCGATGCCGACCCGGATCAGACGCTGGCTGATACCGAATATTTGAAAAACCTCGGACTCAATGCGTTGCCAGCTTATCATCAGGGCGAGCCTTGGGAGTTCTTGGAGCATCTGGTATCGAATTACGATTATATCGGACTGGGCTGCACAGAGGAGTATTCGGTCACAAACTCTGTTAGGGATTGGCTGTATCAGTGCTTTTGGAGAATCTGCGACGATGAGGGGCATCCTCGCGTGCGGGTGCATGGCTATCGATTTACTTCGCGGATGAGCGAGTTCCCTTTCTGGTCGGTGGATTCGACTTCATGGGCACAGAGTCATGGTTCGGTCAGCATGACCAGCATCGGCACGAAGATGCCCTGGCTTTTGCCTTTGGAGGTAGGTGAGCTTGTGGTCAAATACTACTCTCGTTTACCCCGCTGTTCCAAGCTGACTGAGCCGCAACAGCAAGAACTGGTCTTTTGACCGTTAGGAGGTATCGGATGGACTATATGATGGTCTTGTATTTCGCTGTGATGCTCATCGTCGTGGGTGCCCTGCTTCGGCAGCTCAACTCCGAGCGCAACGAGCGTCAGCAGATGATGGATCGCTATGAGAAGCTGGCCGTAGCCGTGCGCTACCACCAGCTGCAGGCCGAGTTGCCGCTGGAGAGCCCTGCGGCTGACTGGTCTTTTGCCGAGGGGAGTGAGTTCGTGCCGCGTGGCCGCACTTCCGTCGCGGATGTGGAGGGTGCATAATGCCAGAAATACCCAAAGATGCCAATGCTCCTGGCTATTTCATCGGATCGGGCGGTCAGGGCAACCCCCAATCGGGCGCTCTGATCGGCGAGGACGGCACGGAGATGCCCTCCGTAGCCATCGTGTGGCCTGAGCAGGCTAAGGCCGCTGAGAAGCCATCTGAGAGCCCTACAGGGGATCAGGGAGAGCCTCCGGTGCCGCAGAATGGACCGGAACGGATCGATCTGGAGGGCAACGGCCCCGCGTGGATCGCTCAGACGCTCTTGCGACACCTGCCCTTCCATGTTTTCACCAGCCCCAACCAGCCACAGGGCAAGGCATGGTTCTTTGGTCAGGCCGATGCCTACATGCTTAACACCGATGACTGGTATCAGGCGTGTATGCAGGTCTCCAATGTTCTCCGCAAGATGGCCGATATGGAGGCCGTCATCGACCCGCGCCTGCCCGATCCGTATGACGATCCGCAGGTAGGCCCCGTTTTGGCCATGTCAGGCGGTTCTTTTATGAGTGTGACGAAAAAAGAGGAAAATGAAGACCGTTCAGCAGCAGAGGAAGGCGATACCGCGTAAATAGCTGTATCTCACTGTTTTAGGGGCTACGCTGAGTCATTTTTGGCTTGTGTAGCCCCTTTTTTTGTACAGAATTTAGAGTGGTGTAATGCGAATACCCTTACAACTAGTACCAGGAGGATCACCATGCCAGGTCGAGGACAGCGCAGGTACCACAATACGATGTCTGCTGCAAAAAAGGGAGGCACCCGATTTAAATCCGGTGGGAGAAGGCGCCCGTCCGCGAGTAGTGCCGGATCAAAGCGCAGATCGAAAGGCAGAGGGCGCGTCGGCGGTGGTCATCCACAACGAGGCAGGTAAGCATAGTGCCAAAGATCAACGGACGCTACTTCCCGTACACCTCGCAGGGCTATGCCGATGCCGAGGCTTTTCGGGAACGCACAGGCGATAAGATCGAAGCCATGCGCACCAAATCGCCTTCTCAGAATAAGAAGAAGGCGAAAGCTAAGAAGAGCAAGTAAGTGGAAGAGCATGTCTACGGATCGGGCTCTCCCGTATCCGACCGCAAGCAGGCGCCCAAGACCAAGGAGGAGCTGCTCTCCTTCGTTGAGGACTCTTGGCAATACCTGTCCAAGTCTCGCATGGGTCTGGAGACCAGCTGGAAGGAGAACATCCACTTCTTCGCCGGGGACCAGTGGGTCCGTTATCTGCCCCATGCACGCCGCTTCACCAAGCACTCGCTGGACGAGTGGGTGCCGACCCCCACGACTAACCTCCTGAGTAAACATGGCGATCGCATCCTCGACATCTTCACCTCTGGCGATATTCTGCCGATCGTTGATCCCGCCAGCCGGGACCAATCGGACATCGAAGCTGCCAAAGCCGCCACCCGAGTACTCCACTCCGAGTTCAAAAGACTCCAAAGCGAAGAAAAGCTGCTCCTGCCAGCGGCCCTCTGGCTCATGTGCGCGGGCAACGTCTTCCTCTACGCAGGATGGAACGGACGGGCGGGCGACAAAGTGCGGCGCCCCAAGACGCAGATCACGCAGGTAGAGCAGTCCGACACCGTCCTAGAGTGCGATAACTGCGGCACCACCGTGCCTCGCATCACCGGCTTGGAGCGTTGCCCCGACTGTAACGAGGTGCTGCGCGAAGGGCAGGCCTATGCCCTCGATGAGCTGGGCAACCAGCAGTATCTGGACCGCGAAGAGCCGGTCGTCAACGACGCGGGACAGCCTGAGTATGACGAGTTCAGAGTAGGCAACATCGAAGAAGATGTTATCTCGCCGCTCAACTTCTTCCCGATGCCCGCCAAGTCGTTCGACCGCTGCCGCTACTGCATCGAAGTCGATCCAATGGATGTCGATCAGGTCAAGAGCCTGTTCGGTAAGAAGGCTAAGGATGTGGTGGCCGAGAACCTCGAATATGAGGATTGGCCGGGCGTCTACGGCCATGCCCTCCAGTTCTACTTCCAGCCGGAGCGGGAACGACGCAGGGACCATGTCCTTGTAAAGATCTTCCGACATATCCCCGACAGACGCTGGAAGAAGGGCCTGCTGATCATTACCGCCAATGGCCACGTCCTCCATGAGGGGGCGCTGGATTCGTGCGATGGCAAGCTGCCCTATACCCACATCAAATACCGGGATGTCCCGGGCAACTTCTGGGGTCAGAGCCTTTTCCGCGACCTGATACCGCTGCAAAAGCGTATCAACTCAATCGACAGCCACCTGATACAAAACCGCAAGCAGATGGTTTCCAACCAGTGGCTGGTGCCCGAAGGGTCGGCGATAAGTCACATCGATGGGCGCAGCGGCCTGGTGGTGCGGTGGTCGCCCTCCACCTCTGGTGGCTTCAAGCCCGAGCGCCTCCCCGGCGTGGGGGTACCTGCACAGGTGCTCAGTGAGCGGGAGCAGATGGTCCGCGACATGGAGGAGATCTCCGGCGCCCGCGAGGTGCTATCGGGCGACATACCGCCCGGCCCGGAGACAGGGGCTGCAATAGAGGCGATACAGGAGCAGGCCTTCCGCCGCTTTGGACCCTCTATAAAGATGTGGCGCAATGGCCTTTCCGAGCATGAGCACCGCAAGCTGCTCAACGTCGCCAAGTACTGGAAAGAGCAGCGCCTCGTGAAGGTCTTGGGCGACAACAGTGAGATCGAATCCTACTACATCTCCAAGTCATCCCTGACCCCTGCCAAGGACATGACCGTCCGCGTAGGTGTCGGCATGGACTTTAGTCAGGCGGCCAAGCGGGCCAAGGTGATGCAAGCCGCTCAGATGGGCCTCTTAGGCGACATCCGTCAGGCCGAAGTGCGGGGCAGGATCATGGAGCGGCTGGGGATCGAAGGGTTCGACAGCGAATACACCCTCGATGCCAAGAAAGCACGCCGCTATCTGGAGATGATGAAGAACGGGCAGGAGGTGCCCCCGCCGCTGCCGGTAGACAACCACGCCGTGCAGTTTGCCATCTACAAAGACTTCATGCTGACCTCGGAGTATGAGAACCTGCCCGAGCCGCAGCAGCAGGCCATCCTCCAGCGATCCCAGATACACCAGCAGGTCATGCAACAGGAACAGCAACAGGCGATGATGGCGGCACAAGCCGCTAAAGGCGCCCCCGATCAAGCAGCAGACGCCATTGCCCAGACCGGAGCGATGGGTGGTGCTGCCCCTACTCAACAATAGGAGAAAATCATGGCTGAAAGCGAAGAGCAGGCCACTGCCGTAGAGCAGGCCCCTGCAGCTATCGTCGAGCCTGAAGTGGTAGATGACGCCGTCTTTGATGAACTCTATCAGCAGACGATGGTCCCTGCCGCGCCCGAGCCGCAAGCCGAGCAAGCCCCAGAGACCCCGACGGTGCCGGAAGCTCCCGCAGCGGAGCAACCGACAAGCGAAACGGAGACCCTGCGGCGCGAGGTGGACCAGCTCAAGGGTGTGCTGACCACATTGGCACAGCACGCCGCCAGCAACACGCAGCAGGCCCCCGCGCAACAGGCCGCACCCGATGCGGGTGCCCAGATGACGGACATCCTGAAGCGTGAATTTCCCGAAGCGGACGATCAGGCCATACAGCGCCTCAACAACGTCTTCACCGAAGCCTCGAAGATGCAGGTGCAGCAGGCGGTACAGCCTCTGAACCAGCAGATAGCGGCCGTCACTCAGGCGGTCACGCAGCAGCAGAACGAGGCGACGAAGACGCAGTACACGAGGGAGCTGGAGTCCTTAGCCGACCAGGCGGGCATAAGCGATGCCTATGAACGCGACCTGATGCTCTCTGCTATCGCCAGCAAGGGTATGCAGAAGTATGGGCAGCAGTTCAACATGGACCACGCCAAAGCCCTCTTCCGCGAACTCAACAACCAGCGCGTCCGCTCCCGCCACGAAGCTAACCAGCAATACGTGGCGGATAAGACGCAAGAAACCCAAGAGACGCCGCCGTTGCAGACGGGTCAGAGCGGCGCCACGGCTACCGAATCCATCCAAAACGCCATCCGTGACCCCAACAACAAGTCCATGGATTTCCGTGGTCAGGCGTTGGAGGACACGGTAAAGCGCTTTCTGGAGGCCGGTGACCGTGCCGCTGGATCCCTATTCAACGAGCAGCGCCGCTAAGAGAGATAAATCATGGCTGCTCAGTATTATACCACCTCCAGCAACACCGGCTTTAATGCCGCGCTGAAGGAGTTCTACCTGCCCCGGTTCTTAAGCACGATCAATGAGAACAGGATCCTCATGTCGCGCCTCGAGCGCGATACCTCCAAGACCGATGTCTCGGGCCGTCATGCCCGCGTCCCGGTCAACATCCGTCCCTCGCAGGCTATTGGTGCCCGCGCTGACTCGTCTTCGGGTCCCGCGCTGCCGACGCCGCAGAGCCAGACATGGGTCGAGGTGCAGATCGGCTATGCCTTCAACTACGGCACGGTCCGTATTACGCATCCCGTCATCCAGGCCAGCCGCAACGACCGTGGAGCTTTCCTCCGCGCCGTGGGTTCGGAAATGGACGGCATCCGCCGCGACCTCAAAAACGACATCAACCGTCAGCTCTTTGGTGATGGTAATGGCGTTCTGGGTATCTCGGTTGGCAGTGGTTCTTCTGCTACCTCGCTGGTCCTGCAGGCCGGTCACAAGGTCAAGATCGGCATGGCTCTAGACTCGTTTGCTGCGAAATCTGGCGGATCTGCTCAGATCGACAGCCAGACGGTCTCCGCGCTGGCTACCTCGACCAATACGGCTACGATTGGCTCGGATAGCTGGGACGACGACAGTTATATCTACCGCGAAGACAGCCGTGCCAACGAGATGATGGGCCTGCTGGGTATCGTAGATGCCAACTCGGCCGCTACGACCTTTGTCAGCACCCTTCAGAATGTAGCGAGAGCTACCTATCCCGAATGGGATGCGCAGGTATTGGCCAATGCTGGCACTGCCCGGGCGCTCACCGAGGACTTGCTGGATCAGGCGATCCTGCAGACCGAGGAGCAGGCCGACGCGGACGTCAGCCTCATGATCACCAGCTCGACGCAGTTCCGCAAGATCGGTCAGATGCTGACGCCCGACCGGCGCTACAGTCCGACGATGGAGCTGGATGGTGGCTTTACGGCCATCAACTGGGCCAACATCCCGATTGTCTGGGATCGTGACTGCCCACGCACCAGCCAAGTTGTGCAGAACGCTTCCGACACGGACATGCTGTTCGGCTTGGACGAGTCGTCCCTGGCGATCTACCAGCTGGCGGATTGGGACTTCGATGACACCGATGGCAATGTGATGCACCGCCGTCAGGACGTCGCGGCCTACGACGCTACGCTCTTCTACTACGGCCAGCTCGGCACGACCGACCCGGCCAATAACTTCGTCATCCGCGACCTCTCGCGGTAGGCGGTGTGGGGAGGGGAGGGGTGGGGCTTAGGCTCCACCCCGCTTCCATAAGGAGAGCATATGGCTTCAATCAATCTATCGATCCCTCGCCCGGGTAATGAGCGCGGCGAGATCTACCACCAGAAATCGTTTCAGAGCGCAGATCTGCAGACGGCCAGCACCGCCGTGGTGCCAGCTGTTGCAGGGAAATTAGCGGTCATCGACAAGCTGGTGATCTCTTTTGGTGGGGCGCAGACCTTCCAGCTTTTGGCTGGAACGGACACGCTGCTCGACGCCATCTACGGCGCCGCCAATACCACGGTGACGCTGGATGTGCCGGTGCGCAGCGATACGGTGAACGAAGCCATTGGCTTTCATTCGAGCGCTTCGGGCAACATCAGCTTCTTCGTGATCTACCATTACGAGACACCGACCGCAGATGCGGTCACTAAATACTACTAAACGCGACTCCGGCGTATAACGGGTTAGAAAGGAACAATCATGGGTATCAGAGACAGAAACATAGACTGGCTGCGCCAGAGCTATGTCATCGGCGCGGAGCGCCTTGGATTCACTGGTGGAAGCTCTACGCTTGGCGCGGGGGCACCGCCCATCACGGAGATCTCCGACTTCGGCTATGCGGGGTTGCTGTACGATTCTTCTGGAACAAGCGACAAGTCCGCTGCTATCGACTTTCAGCTGCCTCGTGTCGCCGACTATGAGCATCCCATTGGCGTGCGGGTGCTCTGGTGTCCCGTCGCTACGGTAGCTACCGACGATTCGATCACCTGGTCGGTGACCTATGACCAGTGTGATGTGGGCGAAGCGCTCACGACGCCGGTAGATGGCACCGGGACGGAGCTTTCTACCGCTATCGCCGCACAGTCGCCTTCGGCTACGACGACGCTGGCCCTGCATCGAGGCAATCGCGGCATCATCGACGCCGATACGTTCGATGCGGACTTCCGCAATGGCGCTATCGCGTGGGCTGTAGATGTTAGTGCCCGCAGCGGCTTTTCTGCCAACGAGGTGAGTCTTCTCGGTCTGGAGATCGACTACATTCCGCGCCTGTGCATGAATCCCGGAGAGGACCAAGGGGCCCTCAATGCCGATCTGAGCGGTGCTTGATGTATATCCCTGACTGGCACTTCGTCAAAAAGCTCAAAGCGTATGACGACCGCCTGTCTGTGCAATGGATGCCCCGCCACGAACGGTGGGGCATCTACCGCACGGTCCCCCGCATGGGGCGCCTCTATGACGTGCCCGTATTGGTGCATGTCGTGCAGGGTCCAGGCAAAACCTACCGGCCGCTGGATGACCGCGCCCTGCGTGAGATGGCTATGGGCGACCTCCAACGGCGCGGAAACCGGGTCATCGAAGAGGCTATACGCAGCCAGAAGGACAAGGAGCTGGCCCAGCGCAAAGCCTACCGCAATGAGATGGAAGCCCTCACGGCCGATGTCACCCCTCGCGGGGGCTACGAGGACGACTTTGGGTCCCGCAATGTGCCCAAGGAGGATGTCCAGTCGGTGGAGGAGTTCATCGAGGAGCGCGAGATGATTGACGAGATCGACCGTCAGGAGCTGGAAGCGGCATGACTCCCGCGGAGATGTACGCCGAGTTCCAGAGCTATCTGGATGCCGATGACGGCTTTTTCTCCGGCGATGAGATATGGCGCAAGATGCACTCTGCACAGCAGGAGATCGTGCGCATGATCGCGCAGGAGCAACCCTCCTACTACGTGCAGACGGCGACGATCTCCTTTGTGGCCGATCAGGCCCTCTATGACCTTCCCCTCAATGCCCGTCTGGGTTCCCGGATCCTCTTCACGGAGGATGTCGAAAACATCACGGAGGTGCCCGCCAGCACCTACCTGAAGGAGCATCTGGACTACAATAGCCCCGGCGCGGTCAACCTTACGGACAACTATCACTTCATGTTGCAGGGCTCTCAGGTGCGGGTGATGCCCACGCCGGGTGCGGCCAAGACGGATGCGCTCAGGATCTACTATATCCCCAACCACGGCCAGATGGTCGAGGGGCGCATATCGGCCACCGGATCGACTACGCTCAATGCGTTCACCTCCGATCCCGACTATTCGGTCAACTACGGCCGTCCCGATGTCCGCAACGACTACTACAACGGTATGGAGATCCTGCTGACCAAGAACGCAGGGGCTGGCGATACGCGCAGCATCTCTGACTACACCGGTGGCTCCACCTTCCAGTTTACGGTGAGCACCGCATGGTCTACCTCCCTCTCCACTACGACAGGCTCTGTGACCGAGTTCGCGGTCATGTGCCCCGTCCCTGAAGACTTCCATCAGATGGTGCCTTTACGGGCCGCCATCGATGGCGCCATCAAGAATCGCAACCGCCTGCGGGAACTGCAATCGGTCTATTACGGCTCTGCTGGCCGTGCTGGACTGGAGCGGCGCCTGCTGGCATGGCTGCAAAAACGACAGGAGACCGAGCTACAGCTGGTCATACCTGTAGATCTGGAGCTTTAAATGAATCAGTGGGCCGAGCAAGGCGACAAGAAAGACGACAAGCCAAAGGACAACACCCCAGAGCTTACCAAGACCACGGCATGGGCCGAGCAACCGGCAAAAGAGCCAGAGCCTGCTGCTGAAGCCCCCAAGCCCAAGTCCAAGGCTAAAGCCAAGGCAAAGGCTAAGGTTAAGGAGCTGTAATTATGCCAGGAGGTTCAGCAGGTATCGGACGCTCAGAGGGTCTTCCGTACCGGAGGGATCGCGAGCGAGCGCGCAGGAAACGAATTGCCTCTTCTCTAAAAACCGCGTCTGCTAAGGCTGATAAGACGCGAGTGAATCCAATCTCTGAGTCCACTAAGCGCAGGCTATCCGCTAAGAAGAAGAAATGATCGACCGCGACGGACAGTTTACGTGGGATGAGGACAATGTCTTCGACGGCATACGTCAGGATGTGTCCGAATCGGTGCGTAAGTACCGCATCGTGCGTAACTGTCACTTCGCCAATAGAGGGGCATTGACCAAGGATCGGGGCGTCAAGCCGCTGCACGCCAGCCGCATAGGCTCCACCGGCAAGAACACCACCGGACTCCTTGACTGCCACTTCAACAACGGCACGCAGATCCTCGTAGCCGTCAATGAGGGCGCCAGCAATGCCGACGCCTACACCTTCGATAACACTTCGAGGGCATGGACCGCGCAGTCGGTATCGATAGCCAACGCCGTGCGGCCGATGATGGTGATGTTCGCGGACCAGCTGCACATAGCCGATGGCACCACCTTGCGCCGTATGAACGCCAGCAAGAGCTGGTCTACGCCGGGAGAATCGACCTATTCCAACCCTTGTAAGTTCGGGACGGTCTATGCCAACCGGCTGATCCTTTCGGGCAATGCCAACTACCCGCAGAGCTTCTTTCCCTCGGATGTGCGCGACTCTGGGACGTGGGATGCCTCGCTGGCTGTCGATGTCACCGAAGCACAGGGGGAGCGTATCACTGCGCTGGGCACGCTGGGCACCTTCCTCATCGTCGGCGGTGAGACCTTCACCCGCGCCTACTACCTGGGCACGGCCAGTCCCCGCGATTGGGATGGCGATGTCCTCTCTAGCCGGGTAGGGCCGGTGCACCACAGCTCCTATGTGGAGGTGCCTGCGGCGGGTGGCAATGCCAGCTCCAACTTCGGCTTCTTCTGGTCCCGCGAGGGTCCTATGATGCTGGCGCAGATCGGCTCTGGCTTGCCGGTGATGAAGAGCCTCGCCGATCCGTTACGTCGAGCGATACGCGGCATCACCTTCGAGGGGTTGGACGGCCTGGCAGTGGAGAGCTATGACGATGTCACCGCTGCCTATGTGCCCGAATATGACGAGATACGCTTCTCGCTGATCAAGAAGGACAACTACTCGGCTACGGCCCGCGCCGACACGGTCTACTGCCTGTCGCTGGCTTCGGCTATAGCCTATGCCGACCGTCCGTGGGAAAATGCTCCCATATGGCGTATCCGCGACAATGGCAACCAGACGCTGCCCTGTTCGACGTTGGCTACGGCACGCCTGCACCCCGACACGCACCTGCCATCTGTAGATGGCACCGTGCGGGGCCTGTCGGCACAGGATGGCTTCGTATACGAGATGGATGCCATCGATCAATACGTAGACAATATCGAAGGCACCGACTATTCGATCCCCTTTTTGGTGCGAAAAGACAACTACGATGGGCACGAAGATGGGGTCCGCAGCCACACTAAGAGCCTTCGCACCGGCTGGTTTCGCACGACGATGGTGGGCGAATATACGCTATTTACCCGCGCCATCGTAGACGGCGGCCGCTCGGAAAGCGTTGGATCCATCTCGCTCGATGCGGGCCTCAACACATGGGGTGACGGCTCTGTCTGGGGTGATGGCGATGACTGGAACAATAGCGAGTTCGTCAACAGCCGTTCAGGACTCGGTATCCTCGGTAAGAAGTTCGATCTGGAGCTATACGACAACGGAAACATTCAAGGGGACTTCCAGCTCAACAGCTGGTCGCTCCTCGGTTATGTAGAGGATAGACGCTGATGCCCAGCCTAAGCCTGACCAAGACCGCTTCGAATGGACTGGCGCACGACGCCAGCCACGTCAATACGCCCCTCACAGAGGTGGAGACCTGGGCGAATACAACCAAGATCGACTACCTCAACGTGCAGGATAATGGCCTGCGGACCTCCTCGCTGCGGACCCATGCGCAGGTTGAGGCAGTGCGTATCAAGGTGCGCAACGCCACAGGGTCTTCGATTGCCGCTAACAGCCTGATCTATTTCAACGGCACCTACTCAGACGGGACGAATAACTACCCCACCATAGCCAAGGCGGTAACCGCTACGTCAGTGGGATCGACCTTCTTCGCGCAAGCCGTCACCACGGGCGCCATTGCCAACGGGGCCGATGGCACCGCTGCCATCTTCTTCGAGCTTACAGGCCAGAACACCTCCTCGGGCACGGTGGGTGACTCGGTATATCTGGATACTACAGCTGGGGGCTGGACCCGCACACGGCCTACGGGTGGCCAGTATGTGCAGGTGGTCGGCACGATCACTGTCGTTAATGCCAGCTCCGGTCGCGTCGTCCTCTCGCTGGGGTCGGTGCCAGAACACCTGACGGGTGGGTCGTCGGGTCTTGGCGCCACCTTCCAGACCCTGACGGTGCAGGGGGCCTCCGGCGGCGCGGCCGACATCTACCACATCTCCGATGCGGGCGAGGACAACGCCGACAAGTGGAAAATCAGTGTAGCAGACGGCGGCAACATGACGTGGGAGAACTACACGTCAGGCTCCTATGCGGCCAAGCTGACCTTGACCTCTGCGGGTGCAGTGACCACGGCCGGGGCGCTCAATATCGGCTCAGTGTCGGCTGCCGGTGAAGATACCGACAAGTTTCTGGTCCTCGATAGCAGTAGTAATGTGGACTATCGCACCGGAGCGCAGGTGCTGTCTGACATAGGTGCACAGGCTTCTGGCACCTACACGACGCTGGCCTTTAAGACGATTGCGGTAAGCGGTCAGGACAATGTGGTAGCTGATGCCGCAGACGACACCTTAACCTTAGCGGCTGGCAGCAATATTACGATAACGACTACCGCAGGTAGTGATACGGTAACTATTGCAGGATCAGCAGGTGGTATAGCCAGTGTAGTTGCAGACACCTCGCCACAGCTGGGTGGGGATTTAGATGTCAATGGCAATTCGATTGTCAGCGATGCCAGCAACGAGAACATCCCGATCACACCCCACGGTACGGGGTCGGTGGTTGTCTCCAAGATCGATGTCGCTGCGGGTGAGATCGACGGCACGGCAATAGGTGCGAACTCTGCGTCTACGGGCGCGTTTACTACGCTTGCGGCGAGTGGCACTACGACTCTATCTGGTGATCAGCATATTGCCAACGGCAACGGCTTGGTTGTTGGTAACACTGCTCAGATCGCAACGGGCGGCGTAACGTCTGAATTTCAGGTTCAAGGCACTGGCAATGCCGATAGCGCCGTGACGTTTGCGCGATTTAGCGCAGATGCAAGTGCCGCGAATATATTTTTTCTGAAGAGTCGTAACGGCGCAATCGGCAGTAACACTATAGTTCAAGACAATGACCGAATCGGGCAATTGATTTTTTGCGCCGATGACGGGGAGGATTATGTCGGCAATTCCGCTCGTATCTGGGCCGAGGTCGATGGCACTCCTGAGGAGAATAAACTCCCTGGCGCTCTTGTGTTCGGCACCACAGGAGCGAACGATAATGGCGATACGGAGCGTATGCGGATCGATGCCAGCGGCAGGGTTGGCATTGGCACCACCGGGGCAAATTATCCACTTGACGTACGCAATGCCGCTGTAACCGAATCAGGCTTTACAGGTACGATCAAGTCTCTCGACAGCACTGCTCTCGCGGCGGGAGTTGGCGCAGGTATCTTGCTTGGTGGTGTCTATCAGAGCGGCGGCGGCCAAACATCGTTCGCGGGTATTAAGGCGTACAAAATAAACTCAACGAATGGTGATTACGGCGGCGGGCTTCAACTGTACACACGGGCAAATGGATCGGATCAAGCGGAGCGTATGCGGATCGACTCCAGTGGCAATGTCGGCATTGGCACGACCTCGCCCAGTTACATTTTGCACACTTCTGCCGCTGGACCAGTCGCACATACAGTAACAGCAACAAATCAAGATGCGTTAATACTGGCTCCAACCCATGCATCGTACGCTGATCATGCGATGTCAATTAATGTCACGAGACCGTCAACCTCAAGTTACTCGTTCTTGCGTTGCAGAGGCGATGGCACCAGTGATACTCAGTTTTTACTGCTGGGAAGTGGTACTGGACAGGCCGACCTCACATGGTCAGATAACTCATTAGATTACGCGGAATATTTTGAATCAAGTGATGGCAGTGCGCTGGAGGTTGGTAGGTCTGTAGTGATGGATGGCGATAAAGTTAAAGTATACAACGCATCCTCAGACAGTGTTGACAACATTATTGGCGTAGTGAGACCCAAGGGCGATGTCCGAGGTCCATCGTCGCATGGTAGTGCATGGAATCACTGGCACAATAGATACTTGACAGACGACTATGGCAGGTTTTTGCGCGAGGATGTTACGGTCTGGGAGTGGGATGATGTACTTGCAACTGAGTCAGACGTCGTTGAAGCGGTTGCCGCAACGTATTACGCAGAGGGTGATGACATACCCGAGGGTAAAGAGGTCGGTGACGTTAAGACTGCGGAGGTCATTGGTGTTGCCGTTGGCGATGTTAAAATCGAAGCAGGGTCATGCTACGAGCGCGACGAACTTGCAAAGGATTCAGAGTGGACTCCTCCAGCGGGTGCGACGAGTTCCACGCAGAGCATCCGTAAGGCAAATCCTGAATACGATGAGTCGCTGGCCGACGACTACACGTCGAGAGAGTTTCGTGACGAATGGGCCGTGATCGGGTTGCTGGGTCAGGTGCCAGTTAAAGCAAACGAGGCAACTAATCCGCGATGGATCAAGATGAAGCAGATCAGCGACAACGTTGACCTATGGCTGGTGCGGTAGCGTGGACGTTGACGCTATCGTCTCAGCTGTCGCGTTGGCGCTGGTTGCATTGATCGGGGCTAATACTTGGCTACTGCTGTCGGTGCGGGATCGGGTGGGCAAGGTGGATCGGCGCGTAGAGGGACAGAATCAGAGAATAACAAAAGTCATTGAGTGGGCAGAAGGGCAGGTGTCGCCCAAGCGGGGCAAATAATATGCCGAGAAGGCTACCGCGTGACCCCAAAACAATTGGGTCATTTGCTGAATTACGGCAAAAGTATTCTGAGCTATACGATGCCTACGACGAGAAATCGAGGCAACTTTCCGCGACATCGTCTACGCTTAAGTCGCGGACGCACGAAGTACGCGGAACGAAAGCGGATTTAAAGAAGGCCAAGAGTGAGCTTGTAACTCTCACCAAGAAAGAACATGCCAAGTCAAAAGAGAAAAGCAGTGCAGCCTGGGCCAGTACAGCGGCCACTACGTTGATTATCTCATATCAGGTCGTTGAGGTCAGCGGAGGTTGGGGTAAGTGGGCACCCGTATTTGAACACGAAGCGACCATTGGTGTGTTGCAGGTGATAATCGGCAGTTTGCTGGCATGGGCCATGCGGCCCTTACAACACTGAGAGGACTGAAATGATTGACAAAATCAAAGAAAACATCAACATCGGCTTCGGTAAGAAGGAAGTTGCGAAAACTACGAAGGGCGCAGCTGTGGGTGGAGTGGGTGCTTGTGCTTATTCTGTCATTAGCAACCTTGGCTATATGCCTGAGTCTCTCACAACTCCCGATGTAGTGCCGTTTGTGGTCGCAGGTCTTGCCGCAGTCATCAATTCCATTCGACAGTTTTTCACCAATAACATAGGAGTCTCCTAATGGATCTATCGGAGCGCCGTGCCGAGCTGGTCGCTGACTTAGAGAAGGTGCAGCAACGTCTCAACATTGCCCAGGCCAACGCGCAGGCTTTGCAGGTCGACATACACCGCATCGAAGGCGCCATTGCCCTGTGTGACGAGCAGATGGCCCCGGCCGAAGAAGAGCCTGTCGAGGCGTAAATGGCAACCGTAGGCCCCATAACCGGCCCGATTGGGCTGTCTGCTGGCGTGGCGGCGCAATATGTGCCGGTGACGCTGGTAGATGCCTCAGATCAGGTCACCCTCGAAACGGGGGTCAGCAGCCCCACCATCCAGATCAGCAAGGGCGGTGCCTCCTACGGCAGTGCCTCCGATGGTACCTGGGCAGAGCTGGGCAACGGGGACTACACCGTCAAGCTGAATGCTACCGACACCAACACCGAAGGATGGCTGTGGGTGCGGGTGATCAAGACCGGCACGACCGCCGAGAGCAAGGTGCTCTGCCATGTGGGGGTATCCCCCGCTGATGAGCGCCGCCAGATGCTGGAGGTTCGCACTATACACCGGGAGACGAAGTGATGGATACCACACAGGACAAGCTCCATGCCCTCGACCTTCAGCAGATCGAATGGATCACCAAGCTGCAGGCGCGGCTGGCCGACGACCTGAAGACCTACAACCAGCTGACCCACCTTATCGCACTGGCCGAAGCCAAGCGGGACCACGAGCGGGTAGGCATCCCCCTCGATCAGCCGGTGACGGATGAGCAGATCGAAACCCTTCTGGGTCAGCAGGAGAAGATCCTCCTCGCGGCCAAGGCGGGCATCTTCAATACCAACAACACGCTCAAGCAGCTTCACGACAAGCGTCAGGTCGTCATTGCGCAGGCGCGGGAGCAGGAAGAGTTAGCGGAGGAGACAGTGTAATGCCTTGGGATAAAGTATTTGAGGCTCTTAAGATTGTTGCCCCTATAGCGGGCAGCTGGTTTATGAACCGGGGGCCGTCGCAGACACAGGATGCGGCCCTGAACGAGCAGATGGAGATCGCCCGCCGTCAGGTCGCGCTGCAGGAGCAGCTGGCGGCGCTCGACCTGCCTTTCAGGCAAAACCTGCTACAGGCATTGCAGTCGCGTATGGGGCAGCGTATGCCTCGCTTCATGTCGCCTGAGTTCCGCCAGTTCAACCCGTATGCGAACTTGCGGCGAGTGGCTCCTACGCAGACGGCCGCTACCAATCCTAACCTTTTCAACGCGATGGCGCCGGTCAAGCAGGCTGCTAACACGACGGTGAGCCTGCCGCAAGCCTTGCGAGCTCCGGCTAAGATACCTCTACCGAATACAGCAGGCGGATAATCATGGCACGAGAACCCGAGAAAGAGCCTGACATCGATCAAAGGACTTCAAAGTCAGCGGGATCCTCTGGAGAGTCGTCTGCTGGGACTACGCCTGTAACTCCCGTTCTTTTTCCCGATTACCCAATAACTTCTGGAGAAAGTGGGCCTGGTGGAACCACGGTATCCGCAGATGACCTGGCACAGGCCTACCGGCTCATGCTGTTATTGCAAGGGAGGGCTAGTGAGGCAACCGACGACACCACCCCGGCGGGTGATGCGATCGTAGGTCAGGGTAATACGTACTACATCCCCGGCTATGGCTCTGTGGAGATAGACGATCAGGGCAACTGGAAACTCAATGATACGCAGCAGCGCGAGGCCTTAAAGGCATACCTGCGAGACAAGATCGGCGATCATTCGGGCATAGACCAGTTTACCGATGTCTTCCTAGGGTCGGAAACGACCGCACCTCGGGGTGCTCCACCTAAGACCCTGCGCGATTGGGCTATCCAGCAGCAGCTCGACAACATCCTTATCGACCGTGGGCTGCTGGATCGTGAGACGCTGGAGCGGACGGCCGAAGTCTCCACGGGTGGCCTGGCCCCTTTGCCGGGCGGTGGCCCGACAGGCGTACAAGCCATACCCCAGATCGATGCACAGCTCACCAGTGGCCTGAGCGTTCTCGACTCACTTGGCGACTTAGGCAACTTGGCGCTACCGGATGTAGGTATAGACGATCTCAACCTGCCCGAAGTGGGCGTAGGCGATCTGGGATTGCCGGGTATCGGTGTTGGCGACCTTGGCCTACCCGACCTAAATGTATCAGACCTCGGCTTACCGGGCGTGGGTCTAGGCGATTTGGGCTTGCCCAATATAACGGTGGGCGATCTTGGATTGCCAGGCGTTGGCGTTGGCGATCTCGGCCTTCCCAATGTGAGCGTTTCAGACCTCGGTCTTCCGGGCGTAAATGTAGGCGATCTCGGTCTTCCAGCGGTAGGCATTGGCGATTTAGGTCTTCCAGATGTGGGCGTAGGAGACTTGGGCCTGCCATCAGTAGGAGTAGGAGACCTCGGCCTTCCGGCTGTAGGTGTTGGGGATCTCGGCTTGCCAGCTGTAGGTATTGGAGATCTCGGCCTACCAGACGTGGGTGTTAGCGACCTTGGGTTACCAGCCGTAGGTGTCGGTGACCTCGGCCTGCCCGGTGTGGGTTTAGGCGACCTTGGCTTGCCCAATGTTACTCTGGCAGATCTGGGTCTCCCTGACGTAACACTGGCCGACCTTGGGTTGCCCAATATCGATCTGGCGGCCTTGGGCTTGCCCAACATCAGTATTGCGGACCTGAACCTGCCCTCACTCGCTGGCCTAACCTCGGGTATAACACAGCTCGAACAACGACTCAATACGCTAAACCTCCCCTCACTGGAGGCACTGACCACCGGCATTGGAGACCTATCCACAGCGGTAGGCGGCTTAGACATACCGTCCCTCATGGGATTGAGTCGCGGCATTTCCGGACTGGAGTCACGTATTGGGGACATTTCCCTTGCTGGACTGACTTCGGGCCTCTCGGATGTTGAACGACGCCTTAATACACTTAATATCCCCCAGCTGCAACCGCTGCTGGATGCTATCTCGGGGGCTGAGTCTCGCATCGGTGCGCTCGATGTTCCCTCTCTTGTTCCTTTAGCCAATGCACTGAGCGACATATCTACCTACACCCAAGGCTTAGGCCCGAGCCTGCAAGCGCTCAGTGGCCAGCTTTCAGACCTTGAGGTGCCTTCGTTGGGTCCGCTGTCTAATGTCATCAGTGACTGGACGACGGCCATACAAAACATCGGCGTTCCCGACTTCAGTGGTCTCACGCCGGCTGATCTGGGCTTATCCCTACCTAACTGGAGTGGTCTTACCCCTGCGGATCTCGGCCTCGACCTGAGCATGTTCACGCCGGATGGTGTCGGCGGTGACATCTACAATGAGTATATCACCAACGTAACGGGTGGCGGTGCTGGCTTCGACCCGGTTGCCTTTGGTCAGGGTTTGGCAGGAGCCGGTCCCGAGGGTTATGACTACCTCAATCTGGGCCTTACTGACTTCTTCAAGCATGCAATGGCGACGCCATGGTGGCGTCAGGGGATGTCTGGCCTTGGCGGCGGCGGCTTAAGCCCCGATGCACTACGAACCGGCCTGGGGCAGTTCTTCTTCGGCAGTGGCTGGGACCAGCTGGCGCCGACGATCGATCCCGAACGCGGCCTCTGGGACGATATGCTGTCCTTTGGCCCGGGCGCAGACCTTACGGCCTTTACCGACTGGGGCAATCAGTTCCGCACGGGGCTGGGCTTGGCGCCGGGACAGACCATGCAGGACCTCATCTCAGGTCTTATCCCCGCACAGCCAGCGCTGGATCCCGCCTTTACCAACCCCGACCTCTTCTTCGAGGGGCTTACGAACGCGCTGGTCGATGCGTATGGCGCTACCACGCCTACCTTCACAGACGGTACGACAGCACCTACCTCTTGGTATCCGGGAACAGGTGGCGCAGCAGGGACTACGCCACCGACAAAACCTCCGGTGCATGAGATCCCCCTACCTCCCGAGTTGGAGATGCCAGCTATTCCCGACTTCCGCGAGTATCTGCTATACCCGCTGATGGAGGGTCTCACCGGGGCCTTGGGAGATGACGTCAACTTCGGCGTCAACCCGTATGACGTGCGGCGTGATGCTATCCTCGAAGGACCTACCAGCGCCATCAACGAGCAGTTCGATGAGGCGCGAGAGAATCTTATCAACCGTTTCGGGACGATGGGTATGATGGGTTCTCCGGCTTTCGCCGAACAGCTGCGCAAGCTGGAGAGAGACCGCGTGCAACAAACATCCAACATCGTCAGCCAGTTTGGGTTGGCTGCGGCTGCAGAAGACGAACCGATACGCCGCAACCGATTGGCAGATCTGGCTGGGGGCCTGAGAGGCGAACGCGACTTCGTGCGCGACGAGCTCAAGTTCCAGACGGATCTGGATGCGCTGAATCGTGGACAGTACGACAAGTATATCACCAGCCAGATCGCCAACTGGATGGCTCCCCTCAACTATGACGACGAGGGGATGCGACTAGGCTTGGGCGGCATTGGCAGCAATGTGAACCCCAACATCGGCGGGGCGCTGGGTGCGCTGGGTAATATCTTCGCAGCGGCAGGCGGTCAAATAGGATCAAACAACCGGTCGCTGTTCGGCGCCTTTGGCGGTGGCGGCGGTTCAACTTCCCTCTGGGGCTCATAGGAGCATAGACGATGGCACTATCGATGGGTGGCGGCTCGCTGATCAATGCGATCATGGGCCAGTATGGAAGCGCACAGCGGCAGCGGCGGCAGCAACAGGACCAGCTGATGCAGATGATGCAGCGCGGCTTCGTGCCTACAGAGGCCGCACGGCAGGCGCGAGAAGATGAGGGACTGCTCTCGCAGTTGCTGGCCCCACCGGAGCGTATGCGCGCACAGGACTTCGAGACAGCGCCGTGGAGTCCGTACGAGATGGCAAAAGCAGAAAGAGAACACAAAGCAACCGAAGCTGAAAAGCAGCGAAAAGCGGCCAACGCTAGAGCTGATCGCCAAAGGCAGCATGAGGAGAGAATGGCGCGACAGGCAGCAAGAGATCAAAGAGCACGAGATGCTCAAAAGAGAGCACATGAACGCGCCATGCAAAGGACTAGATCGCAGGATGAGCGGGATCGGTTAGAGCAAGATAACGAGAATAAGCTCAAACAGATTGAGCGGGAGGGGGAGCTCAGAAAAGAATTAGAACAGATCAAGCTGAGTCATGAAGACGTCGATGCTGGTGATGTGGATGTAGAAAAGATTTATGCTTCAATAGAGCGTGTAAATGCTTTGATAGATCCTTTGGAGACAAAAGAAGGTAATTGGCTTTTCGATACGATAACGCCCGAAGAGGAGCGTATCCTTGAGGAACTGAAAAAATCAAGGGATGCTTTACTCGCCAAACTACCAGACGACATGAAGGCATTAGACGAGCTTGATAAGGCTGTTGGAGGTGAAGCCGCAGGAGCACCTGCAGGGTCTACGGCGACACCATCAGGTCCACTTAGCGCAGGGCAGCAGGCTCTCTTTGGTCGTCAAGGCAGTGCCCCCAACCTCTTCCCTCTCGCCGGTGGGGATCCCGCCCGAGACCAGAGGGTTTCTGATCTTGCCAGGGTAACGGGCAATACCCTGCCCAGCCTCTCTCAGTATGGCGCTTTATCTGACAGCTTGCAGCAGGCAGGACGGCGTCCCATGCCAGCTTGGGAAAGAGATCAGAGAGCCTCGGAGCGTCGTTGATGAACCTCACCGATCAGAAAAAACGAGAGATCGCCGAAGTCTTCGCACGCTATCCGGCCCAACGCGATGAGCTGATGCAGGACTTGCAGCGGCGCGGTATAGCGTTCGACGTAGACGAGTATCTGCCGGTAGACTGGGCCGTTGAAGGTCGAGAGGCTACCAAAGGCGCACTGGAGTCGCTGACGCTGGGTTTGTATGACCCGGGTGAGCGCGATCCACGTGCTGGCGACATCGACATCTTTGGTATGAACCTCTCACCGTCGCGCACCGCTGGCGCTATCGTGGGAGCGGCTCCCTCCGTAGCCATTGGTGGTGCGGGTGGTGCGGGCCTTGCCGCTCGCATGGGTGCCGGTGCCGCAGGGCGCACGGTAGGCCGCATCGCTGGTGGTGAGGCAGCGCCGGGCTTCATCGAGGGACTCATACGCAGCGAAGGAGACCCGGAGGAAGCGGTAAAGAACGCAGCACTGTGGACGGCTACCGGCCTCATGCTGGAGGGCACTGGCCGTCTGGCGATGAAGGCTATACGCAAGGCGAAGCAAGGCAAGACGCTTACCGATGACGAGCGGTTAGCGGTAGTAGAGTATAATCGTATAGCAGAAGGCGAGGGCTTGCCCAAGCTCGGCCCTGCTCCCGCAGCCGATGAGATAGGGCGCTGGGGCCTGACCCCCCGCGATCTGGGTATATCCCCACACACTGTGGGATATGAGCAGGCGACGGAAGAAGCCCGATCTGCGCTGATCTCTCTCACTCATCGGGTAGACGAGATGGTAGGCGCTCGCATGGAATCGGTGTCGCTGCGTCGAGAGTCTATGGATGATGCGGCGGCGAGCCTCGCTGGCGACATTGACGAGTTGATGGCTGATCTGCCTCATATATCACCTGATCGTCAGATGGCCCTCAAGGAGCAGATGAGCAGCGTATGGCGCGCCCTTCTCGTAGCTGTAGATGAGGGCAAGATAGACCACAAGTCTGCTAATATCCTCTTTCGACAGGTGGGCCAAGGGACGGTCGATGCCGACGAGCTGCTGGAACTCATACCGAAAGCTCCGGATCTTACCGACCGCTACATGAATGTGCGGTGGCAATCATTACAGAAGGATGTAGGCGAAGATATTGAGGAGGCTTGGGAAGAGTTTGAGGTCAAGCTATCACGAAAGCAAAAGCGTAAAGCTGGTCAGAAGCGTGGTCGAGGTAGAGGGCCCTATATTGCCAGAGGAAGACGCGCCTCCAGGGGTCGCGGTGGTGGCGTGGACCTTCCTGATCAGCCTGCTACTGGCGTAGAGGCGCGCCCCGCCACAGACGAGCAGGTAACACGTATCCATGAGCTGACCCAAGCTCTACGCAAGGAAGGCGATGACTTCGCCATACCGTCACCGGACGAGGTGCGGCAATACAACCTACGCGATGCTCGTAAGATCGAGGTGCAGGCACGCCGCAGGCTCTCCTTCACTCGTTCCCTGCGTCGCAACCAAGCCTTGCACCGGCTACAGCAGGAAGCGGCCGACCCCGAGGGCGTCAAGCGAGCATGGCTGGATAGGGATACGCCACCGTCCGACATGCCCGAAGCCGACAAGAACGCATGGCGTGAGCTCAAGCGCAAGCAGAAGCTGGGGCGCCTTGTCTATGACGATGCCGAGACACTCAAAGCACCGGGACTGCCCTACTACCTGGGCGTCGTGCCCAACGTCAGCCGCTGGGGGCTGGGAGCCAACCCGGTGACCAAGGCCGTTGTCGAGAAAGCCTTCGGCATGTTCGAGGACTTGGGACGGCAGAAGGACCTCCTATGGAAGCGCTACCGAGCGGCCATAGAGCCGCTGGAAGCCTCCCGCGCACAGAAGCTGCAAGCAGCGGTAGGCAGCCGCGAAGCCCGCGAGGCCCTCGAGGAGGAAGCTCGCCTGAAGGGACTGCTAGTACAAGCCCTCGATGGGCGCGGCACCAATGAGATCCTGCAGGAGCATGGCCAGCTGGTCCCTATATATAATGAATTAAGGACAATGTTCGATGAGCTGGCAGATGGACTGGGACTGGCACGCAACGAACGCATAAGCGATTACTTCCCCCACCTGTATGCTGATGACACCGCCCTGTGGCGCGTCAACCGCATGGCTAATGACCTTGGAGGCCGCGCTCGCTTCGCAGCCAAGTACCTGCCCGAGGATCTGGCCAAGGAGATCCCGGAGGGTCGCTTCTTCGGGTCGCTGATAGAGCGGCGAGGACAGGACGCGGCCTTCTCTGAGGATCTGGATGCCGTCATGTACGCCTATATGCACGGTGCGCTGGAGACCCCTCGCTTCGGCACCTTCCTCCGCGATGCCAACGAAGCCTTGGACCGGCTGCCGGTGGACAACGAGCAGATGCGTAAGGCCTTTGCCGACTGGACGAACTATGTCGTAGGGCGTCCCTCGGACTGGAAGAAGACACAGGCACGATGGTGGGCGCAGAACGAGACCTTCAACAAATGGGTCGATAACGCTGTCGAGTGGCTGGGTGACGCGGAGACGAAGGGACTGCTCGAACGCAGCCGTAGGGGACAGCTATCGCCAGAGGAAGAGCAGCTGGCGATGGGCTTCTTCGACAAGCTGCTTACCGATGCCAACCGATTCACCAAGGAGGGCAAGATCAAGGGGCGCGACGTCAAGCAGTATCGCGCTCACCTGGCGCTCCTCATCGACAACATGCGAGCTGCACTGGCTTCGCCCACGGCACGGCCGGTGGTCATGGAGAAGCTCTACCAGCTGATGGTCATCAACAAGCTGGGCTTCTCCTTCAGCCATATGCTCACCAACTTCACGCAGACGATGACCAACACGATGCCCAAGGTGGGCGTCAAGTATGTGACGCGGGGTATGCGTCGCTACAGCGGCAACCGTCAGAACGAGTATAAGAATGGACGCACCGTAGAGGAGGTGCTGGAGGAGTCGGGCGTATTGGCCGACATCCCAGAGCATCGGGAGTTCTTCGGGTCCCAGACGACAGGCTTCCTCAACGGGCTGGACAACGTGGCGCTGGCGCCCGCCAAGTTCTCAGAGGAGTTCAACCGTGGCGTGGCGTTCCTCTCCCGCTATGAGCAGGCGATAGATGAGGGTATGGAGCACGCCGCAGCACTGGTCGATGCCCGGAAGATGACGCGAGAGACACAGTTCGTCTTCAACCGTGCGGGCACGATGCCTCTGTTCCGCAACCCCGGTATGCGCTTCCTGCTGATGTTCCAGAGCTACGGGATGCACCAGATCAACTTCTCTGCCGAGCTGATGGCCGATGCGATGAAGGGCAACCGTGAGGCCCAAGCGGCTCTCTTCAAGCATGTCCTCGCCTATATCACGCTGGGCAGCGCCGCAGCCGCCGCCAATGGAGTAGCGCCCAACCTTGGCCAACAGACCGAGCACCCGCTCTTAGGCATGATGTCGGCCGAGAAGCCGCTGGATGTCCTGGGTGGACCGCCCGCCGACATGCTCTTGGAGATGCTGCAAGGCAATGTCAGTCAGGCCCTGTCCGAGCTCACAGAACCAGCGATCGAGCGGCGCATCGAGCGAGCAGTCGAAAGTGGTGAGATTACCCAGTTATTGGGCCTCAAATCACAGTAAACGGTGCAGTATTCGGTGTAGTGAATTTGTAAGTAGTTGTTAAATAAGGTTGGTTGTCCGGCCTCTCACGCCGGTAACACGGGTTCGAATCCCGTACGGGCTACCATTACTGAACCCCTCGAGAAATCGGGGGGTTTTTTATTTCACCCTATAAAAACAGTAGTATCTGAGCGCAGCCTGACGTATCTTTGTCATCCAGTGGCGAGAGGAGCGCTGCGGCGTGTAATGGTATCGCCATTACGCTATGTGCCGCTGCGTTACATAAATAGGTGTAGTATTCGGTGTAGGAGGGTAAAATGCCGTCAGTATATCAGAGAGGTTCTGACAAGCTGTGGGTTCTAAAATTCCATTTGCAAAAGAAAGAACGCTACCTCTACCACGAACATAAAGAGGTAATTGACAACCTTGACCAGCTGTGCATAGTGATGCTGGTCAAGGTGAGACACGGCAATAGCTGGCGTAATGCCGAAGATGATATTGCCGACTGGATAGACAAGGGACTGCTCACCCGCGAGGAGGCTTGTAGCATATGGGACTGGTATGCCGACACCCTTGAGCGTAAGCATTCTTTTGTAGGCATAGACTGGGACGCGATACGCCAGGCCTACGAGGATCGCATCCTTGCCGAGGAGAACCTCTCTGATTCAAGCAGTAAGACCCACAAGTGCCATATGTCTACTGCCGACCAGGTGCTGCGCTGGCTCAAGGCCAACCACCCTACGCTGGTGACGCTGACATCGCAGGATGTGCGCGACTGGTGGAATGACCTCCGCAAGCAATATGCCGACTCCACCGTCAACAAGAAGCTCACCAAGATGCGGCACCTGCTGCGAGCTGCTGTAGAGCTTAAGATGATCGTAGAGAACCCTGCCCTCGCCACTGACATCACCGCCAAGGATGCGCAGCAGCGCGTAGTCATCAAGCCAGAGCGTCAGACCAAGGAATACCGCGACCTACACCCAGAAGAGTGCGAGATCATCATAGAGCGGCTGGAAGAGAAGTGGGATCTCTACACACAGCCACATGCCGGTGAGAATCGTAAGCGCCCCATGCACGGCTGCCTGCCTATCGCCATCTTCTGCGGCCTCTATGCTGGCCTGCGTAATGGCGAGATGCTGTGGCTGTCGTGGCCGGTGCTACGTCTCAAGCGCAGTCCGATGGTGCGAATACAGGAGGTGGTATGTCAGAAGACGGGCCGTCGCTGGGTGCCCAAGGACTTCGAGAAGCGGGAGGTGGGCATCAACGCCAAGCTGATGCCTCGCCTCAAGGCTGAGTATGAACGACAGGAGGCGCTGGGCATCCTGGGGCAGTTCATCATCCCCTCTGGTAGTTTCACCAAGCCCCACCTGCGCGGCACGGCCGCCACCGAGATCAGTCTCATCCGCAGCATCAATGAGTTCTTCTATAATGAATCTGACATGGGGCTCGATGCGCCCCAGCCCACCTACTATTCCTTTAGACATACCTTCGCCACGCAGCTGCTTCAGAACGGCGCAGACCCACGCACCGTGCAAATGCGCATGGGTCATGCCAATCTCAAGACTACGGAGAAGTATCTGCGGTGGATCGATCCGAAGGAGAAGGTGGTTGAGGACGCTCTCCCGTACTAGCCTTGTAACGACAATCTGAATAAAGGGGGAGTATCGCCAATAATACTCCCCCTTTTTCTCAATTGTCATTACACTCAGCTATGATATTTGCCATATCCCGTTTCACTAAAATGCCATACTGTGCCCACGCTTCATTTATAAAATTCTTTTCTCGCAAGTGATCCCAAATCTTCTGCGCTATCTGCTCTGCAGTATCTTGTTTACTCATTTCCTATACCTCTCTTCGATGAACCTTCGCACATCCCCTGCCTTGAACAGAGTCTGATACTTGGAGATGCGGACACAGGGGATCCTGACACCGCTCTTGTCTTTGCCGTGGGCCATGCGCAGCAGCCGGTCCCGGCTCAGGTGCAGGACTTCAGCGACGGTTTCGGGCGGCAGCAGCCGCTCGTCGGGGAGTTCTTCGATCATGATGCTTCCTCCGCAGCCGAATCAAAGACGACGGTCTCCTTCATCGGTGCATCCAGATGTGCATCCAGATCTACGAGGGTTTGCAGCAGCTCTTTCAGTTGCTCCCCATCTAGGTGCATGATCTGGCAGTAATCTCTATTTCCATCCAACCCACGTTCTTTTAAAGCCTCGGCATATCCATCTATATAATTAAGGGCTGCACTAACGGTGCAAATATGGTTTTCATGCTCAAACTCTTTGATCTTGAAGCCTTCCCAAAGCTGGCCTTGAGTTACAACGTAGATGCTGTCGTTTTTGATCATCATTCAGTCCTTCCACTGAACTCTACTGCGATTGAAGATTCGTATGGTGGCTCATGGTAGGGCCACCCCATACGGTGTATTTCGCGCAGTCCTTCGATTGTCAAAGGGGCTGGCAGTCCGAAGGTGAACCTCTCTGGATAGGCCCACACAAAATGAGGGACGGGTTTGAAGCGAGCGGGCCAACTTAGGACCCAGTGGTTCGGCAGCGCGTAGTCGATGGTCAGGTCGTTGCCGTAGATCTCCTGCACTAGGTCTGCTTTAGTCTTGTTCATAGCTAATCCTCTATTTAGATCGGACTTCAAAGCCCAAACGCGCAAATTTGCGATTGAGATCTGCGCCACCTGAGAACGTAGACACGGATATGTTGGCTGCGGCCGACATTAAGGCTTTTGGCGGCACCTCGTCGCCGTTTGGCAAAACGACCACAAACTTCTGGGACGGAGACTCACGCCATCCATCGGATAGCTTTAGTTTCTTCGCAGCATCGATCACTTGCTGACGATCTATTGTTCGTCCCTGTATTGTGATGGTTGGGTTGTCATTTTCAGACATCTCTGATCCTCCATAGAATGTTTTGACCGCGTAGGGTGGGAGAGGTTAGGCGCCATGCCCCCCCGAGCTGGTCGCCGTCCCCTCCCACCCATGCTACCGACGTCGCCTTTTGCGGAGGATGCGATGTGCAGCCTCTTCCGCCAAAAAGCCTACGAAAGCAGCAAACCAACGGGTCATTGTTACCTCCTTGGTTACGCGGCCAACCTCGCCGTTGTCCCATTATGCTGCTTTGCTACTCTCCATCCCCACAAAGACCTGCCAGAGAGAGGTGATCTTCTCCTCGTTGGACCCCTCGTTTGTATTTACCTCCTGTAGGGCCGCCTTGGCGTAGCTCTCTGCGGCTCCTTTTCTGGCGAACCATTTGCCAGCGATCTCAACATTGTTTGCCAATCCTTCAGCAGTGCTGACAGCGGGGCAGGGTCCGAGTTCTGCGAGGATTTGGTCGCATACCTCTGGCTTCCTTTCGACCTTGTTGGCCTTGGGCGGGAAACCCTCTGCTCCTGATGCGGATAAGATCCAGTAGTATTGGAACTCTCCGACGCGCTCCTTCTCCTTCTTGATGGGTCGGAGGTAGGACTCGAACCAGTCCCACCCGGCTCGGGTGCTGGCCTGCTCTTGGACGGCGGCAAGCTGTGGCTCTGCGGCTTGCTGGACGGCTTTGCTGGGCTCTGGGACAGCTGCAGAAGGCTCCTCGTCCTCCTCGGGCGCCGGTGCCTCCACGCCCTGCAGCCACTCCTGTATCTCCACACCCAACGGCTCCCCCGGCATAGCAATCACCCGGTCTGCGATGCCACTGTAGCGCGTCTTGCTGATCGTCAGCGTGTGCGTCTGGTCTATGTCACCGACGATGTCGAACTCATACTCCAGGCCGTCCCGCTGCACGGGCTGCATACCCACCTTGCGTATCTGTGTCTTGCCCCTCTGATCCTTCTCCTGCACATACTCAATCTTGGAGCGTATCGTAGTGATGACATGGCTGGGCGCGGTGAGGATCGCCTCCACCATAGCGTTGTGCTGGGGCGTGACGTTGCGCCATGCCCCGAACCCGCCACCGTGGGACTTGGAGCGATCCACCTGCTCCAGGGCGCCGTTCTTGCCGGTCCACGCATGGGACAGGCTGTCGATGATCAGGACGCCGTAGGCATCCGCAGCTGCACGGATCGCATCGACATAGGTCGAGGGGGCGAAGGTGTCCAGCACCAGCTGGTCGAAGTCGAACTGGTCCGCGTAGATCGCTGCCGACCCCTGCTCGGTATCGATGAAGCCGATCTTACCACCCAGGCCTTTGGCTACCTTCAGTGCGGTGAGGGTCTTGCCGCTGCCAGCGGGTCCGATGAAGGCGAGGCGCAGCTTGCGTTCGTGCTTGACGGCTTTCTTGAATTGCATAATGCTCCTTTTTGGGCAAAAAAAAGCCCCCTGCCAACTGGCAGAGGGACGGTGGGTAAAGCTGTTCAGTATGTGTTATGCGTCTTCTATGTGTTCTGCAAAGTGTTCTTCCAATGGACCCGTTTCGTTATGCTTTTCCAGCCAATTCATAGCTTCTTCGGATGACAAGGGACGGATACCTTCACCACCAGTTTGGCTGTTACCCACTGATTGTGCATAGGAACTCATTGGACCACCCGATCCCGCTATGAACCACGAGCCCTTGGCCGTCTTGTACAGACTCTCGTTGACCCGACCAAAATCTCCTTGGCCTAAGCCGTTCCAGTAGGATGCGACTTCGGTGGCTGTTTCTGTGTCGTATTTTTTCCCTTCGATTATTGCTTCCATCGGTTCCTCCTACAGGGACCAGAGATCCTTGGATTCGTTCTTTATCTTCTCGTGTTGCACCTTCGCTACGGCACCTACATCCGTATAGGTATGCTCTTCGAGGTCGCGTTGCGCCTCATCGAGTGCCTTGCTCAGGCCTCGCTCTTCTCGTATCATCGCTCGCATGAACTCCCGCACCACCTCGCTGGGTGTGGCGTCATTGCGAGTGCAGCAACTCTTGAAGCGCTTCCACAGGGTCATTTCGACCCTGATCTGCATTATATGCGCTTTCTTAATGTCTTCATCGGCTTCCGCCATGTATCCCCCTAAATGATGCCGTCATGAATGTAACGACATGACAATGATAGGGCGGAGAATGGCAGGTGTCAACATCTTTATGCTATTTACAGCCGCCCCTGTGCATCCAGCGCGAGGTAGATGGGGCGGATGTCCTGCTGTGGACTCAGTATAATGTATGAGTCGTCCATGAACCATACCCTATACTGTAGCGTCTTCTTGTCGAGGCACTCCAAGCTATCGACTTCGCGGATGTCGAGGTCGTAGAATTGCCCCAACCGGTCTTCGATCATCATATAATATGGTATAGGGTGAGGCCAAGGATGGAGGCCAGCGTAGCGGCGACATACATACGCCACAGGCGTCGCCGCTGCTCAGACCTATGAAGGTATTGTAGTTCGTCTGCGAATACGTCCTCGTCGGGTGAGTTTATAAGACTTCGCACTATGAGCTGCTCCTATAATTCTGTAGGTGAGTAAGGAAAGTAGCGTCGAAAGGATGGAGGCCGTCAGCACGGTGACTCCACTGGCGCCAAAGAGCATGGACAGCGCCCAGGTGAAGCCTATGCTGACGCCTATGTTGCCGACCACCGAGCTGGAGGCGAGATGGCGCAGAGGCTTGAGCTTCGCCCCCGCAGCCATCTCCAGTATCCAGCTGGCTATACCCAATAGCACAGCCGTGAGTAGCATTATTCCCCAAGGATCTCTTGGATCGCTTCAGCTACCTGGGTGCGATTCTCCTGCACCGTGTAGTCCAGTGCCGATGACGCGAACTGATGCAAGCTCGCGTGCTTGGGCAGCTGGTCCTGCGGCTTGAGGGATTTGAAGTCGAAGGTGAAGCTGTTATACCAGCTCCACAGGGTGCGGTTGCCTCCCTCGTATTCGTGCAGCGGCTCCTCCCAGTACTTCTGCACCGACTTCCACTCCTTATCGGTTGTCAGGATGCGACGGGCTGACGACTTATCCTTGCCAGTGTGGGCGCGAAGCATACCCATAAGAGCGTAGCCATCGTCTTCGGTCAGCTCCTTGCCGACCATATTGTCCCTCGAGGCTCGCATATCATCCCATGTGTCCGATGCCCGGTGCATCTTGAGGATGATCTGATCGTTGAGATACTCGGTGACGTTGCCCGTATGCCGGTGGTGGATGGTGACCTCACCGTTGATAGCGGTGTTGTCGCAGTTGAAGACGCGAGCGCCCAAGGCCAGCGCACAGCGCATCGACTTGTCGTAGCTGTTGCGCCCGGCCAAGGCCAGCGCCATCTCTGTGTCACCGTTGCGGTAGCTGTGGACGAAGAACATCCGCGCTCCCTCGTGGCTGGTGACATACCGCTGCCCATCCAACTGAAACCCCTTGGGGGCCATGATGCTGTCAGCGTGCTTGTAGAGCGACTCGACAAAGTCGACGTGCCCTACCGGCGTGTAGCTGTCCGTCTTCTCCGGCAGCGGGATCTGCCCCAGGTCGTCGTAGGCACACTCGACACCGCCAGCATGGGACATCATAACGCTGTTGCCGATGTCTTTGCCAGCGACCTTGAGGCGACCCTGGCTGTCGGTGGGAATGACAATCTCGTCGCCCAGCTCGGGCTCATATATCGTCTGAGGTTCTGCAATGGCTTCCGTCATGTGATCCTCCTATGGATCGAGGTGTGGTTCGTAGGTTAATGCCTGCTCCTTCATTGCCTCGTAGTCTTTCTCCGATAGCAAATGGGTCAGGTCGGTGGATCCATTCAATACGTGATTTCTGCCGAGTATAGACATGTGGATCACCTCCGCAGGCTCTGCAGGAGACTCCATTGTGGTAGAGATGCTGGTGCCGATGTCGGCATAGACGGTGACGTCCAGCTCTATGGTGGTGCGAAACTGCTTGGTAATGAAGCCGATCTTCATGCAGCTATCTCCTCTCTGGCTATGCAGGCGCCGGAACACACCTGCTTCACCTCATCTCCCCACACGTAGTGCCAAGCCTCACCGACCTGCCACAGGGTGACACTGTCCCAAATCAACTCGCGGAAACGGGCTGTAGGGGTGCCCGCTTCCACGAGCTGGCGCGCGTGGTCAGTGAGGACGTGCGCGTCTTTGCTCTGGACCTCCTCGGCCGGGGCATCGTAGAACTGATCGAAGACGGCTATGCTGCCCGTTTCGTAGTGCTCGATGCCCCGGTCGATGTCTTCGAAGTTGCTCATGCGCTGCGCCTTTCCTCGTGATAGGTCTCGAAGGTGTTGACGACCTTGCGGAGATTATGCACCTCCTCCTCAGCATGGCGAAGGCGTTGCTCCAGACGCTTGATCTGCTTCTCGTAGCTGTCGATGACGATACGAGTCGTAGCACACTGGACGGCCTGACTATGTGCGCTCATTGAGCTTGCTCCTCAAGGTTTTGAGGGCCTCCGTGGCGGTGTTGGTAGCACCGAGCAAGCTGTCGATGACGCCAGTGACGATCTGGGTGGATGGAGGTTCAGGTGCGTCGATGTTGGCCCATGTGCGAGGGACTGTTATCCTTACAAAATTGCCGTGCCTTTGCATATCGCAGTAAATCTCTTCGCCCTCGGCGTCTACAACTCGTATGTGCCGGGGAAAATCAGCCATGTCTATGAGAGCCATCTGTATCCTCCTCAGAAAAAGATTAAGCCGCAGCAGGGCTCCCCTTCCCCGCTGCGGCTCTTGTGCACCCGGACGATCCGGGACGGCGGACTCCCTTTCAGCGCATTACGCTGACCCACCTGCACAATATCTCCCCACTATACGGGGGCAAACTCGTCCTCAACCTCGAACTCCTGGGTGTTGAACGAGGTGTCCTGCTGCCTGCTGCTCCCGCTTTCACTCTTGGGCGTCAACAGGTTGAACTCGTTGGCAATCACCTCGCTGGTGTAGCGTTTCTGGCCGCTCTGGTCTTCCCACTGGCGGGTAGTCATGCGGCCGATGACGTTGCACATGTCGCCCTTCTTCAGGTACTGGGCCGCTACCTCGGCCTGTTTCTGGAAGAGGACCACGTTGTGCCAGTCGGTCTGTTCCTGGCGCTCCTCGCCGCTACCCCGGAAGTGCTTCGTAGCAACACGAAGGTTGCATACGGCTTTGCCGCTGGTGGTGTATTTCAACTCCGGATCTACCCCACAGCGTCCGTTCAACATGGCGATGTTCATGACTTTTTCCCTTTCTTGAGGGTTATGATGGCGCCCTTGCGCGCCTTGGTGGCACAGGATGTGCACAGGTTTCCATTGATGGGCATGTTTATGAGTCGCTGGCAGCCTTTGGCTTTGCACATGCGCTCGTATACAGGCCCTTTCGCGTCCGATGTCTCTATTCGCAGCACTGCCATACGATAGCTCTCTTGCCGCTCGTCTTGTTACGCCGTTTCTCCCCACTGTCTGTGATGAGGTTGCGGGCACGCAGCTCGCTGAAGCGTGGCTGGATGGTTGGCACGGTCAGGCCCAGCGTTTCGGCCGCCTCATGCACGGTGGAGGGATACTCCTGCAGTAGCCGCAGCACCTTGCCGCGCAGGGCCGGGACCCGATCCGCGATGTCGGCAGCGGCCTCGATGCTGGTGAGGTCGGGTGTAGCGGCAGGCCCCGCAGGATACGAGGGTTCAGCGACCTCCGATGTCAGACGGAACGTCGAAGGCGGGCTTGGGCGAGTCGAAGCGTAGGGGTTTTCGTGAACGGTCTTTGGCATGGTGCATCTCCTTCAAGGTTTGGTTGATGGCAAATAGGGCGTGGCTAATCATGTGTAGCGTTTCAAGCAGCTTTTTCTCCTCGCTTGTCTTCATGCTCTTTCTCCTTGCGCTTGGCCCAGTAGGCCCTGCGTTCGCGTTGCTGTTCTGCGCGTTGCTCGGCTGCGATGGCGGCCTTGCTCGGTGGTCTCAGCACGAGATTGCTACCCCAATCGTGATCCCCACTGGGTAGACGCAGGTTGATGGTGATCGTGTGGCCAGCGGCCAGCTCCTCGATGATGTATTGCTCGTTCAGGTTGAGGCCAAAGCGTTCTAGTGAGGCGAGGACCTCGCTCGGTTTCTTGACTTCGATGACAGGCATACGAATCCCTTTCGCGCATACGAGTGCTCCTGGCGGTCGGCGTCCGTTGGGGGCGGGGAGCGCTCGGTGTCCCCCCTGGCTTTATGTTTGGGGTGTGGTGCTGTTCGGGGTGGTGCGGGGTTTCTTTGGGGTGGCGCCGGCCGCAGGCGCGAAGCGGGTTGGCCACGGGAAAGCGGTCGGCGTGGTGGAGCGACGCTCGTTGGTGAGCGCCGCTCCCGCACGCCAGGCGTCAGGCTTTCGCCTCGGAAACGCCTGGGTTTGAGTGTGCTACCTTGGGTGGGATTCGAACCCACATTCAGCCTTTCAACAGATTTGCATGCAATCTGCATCCCCGGCTTTGTCTTTCCATTAGACGACCAAGGTTTTAATGGCACCCCTTATGCCGTGGCCTCCTTCGTGCTCTGGAAGAAGCGGTCGAGGAGTTTATAGCGGGCGAAGAGCATCCCTCCGGTGATGGCAATGGTGAGCCAGCCGGGTAGCAGGGCGGCACAAAGGGCGATGTGCATGGCAGAAGCGAGGTAAATGAGCGTTTTCATTTGGAGTCTCCACTGAGGTTTTCGATGGTGCGTTGGAATGCTTTCGGTCGGGTAACTGCATAGGCAATGACTAACAGCAGGATTAGCTCCATTTGTGGCGACTCCTCCGCCATTTGTGGCGGCGTTCGAGGTAGCGACTCAGGTAGTAGCTGGCAATGATGGCGATGTATGGGCTGGCTTCTAAGAGCGCTTCTATCCAGCCGTTCATTCGGTGTCCCCCCTGGCGGTGTCGAGGAGGCAGAGGATTAAGATGATGATGCCTATGGCGGCGATGTGACTGCCTTCGTCGTTGTGCATTAGGCGTCCTCCTCCTCGTATTGTCCGCGGCACTGAGCTATGGAGCTTTCGATCCGGCTGACGTTGGCGTCGTGTGTTTCCTCGGCGGTAGTCCACGGATTGGTGAGGTCTGCTACTGAGTTGGTCCATTCCTCATCGTCAAAGTTGTCGGATGAAACAACCGTATCGTCTGCCGGGAAGTCGTCGTTCTCCCAGTCTGTGGCTTTCTCTGTGGCTTCGAGGATAGTGACGTTGGGCGCGGCTTCCTGGACGATGAGTTCAGCACCCCACTCGGTGAAGGCTCGCACTTGAATTTCGAAGTAGCTACCAGCAACCCACTTGTCGATGTAGCCGGTGACGTTGTAGGTCTTCTGTATCTTGTCGCCGTGCCGGTAAGGGGCTGTAGTGATCTTAGCCAGTTGCTCTGCGTTGTCGGCTTGGTCTATGACTTCGATGATGTGGTCTTCGTTGCGCGGTGGGTTCTTCGTGAAGATTCCGAACTGTCCACTCTTCGGGTCTTTGGCGATGATGCAACGCTCGGCGAAGCCTTTGGTGAGGAGGTAGTGCGCGTGCTTGCGGGCAATGTTGAGACTGGAGCGGATGTGCAGGCCCAGCTTCACCCATTTGGCGCGTTGCTCTTCGGTGATAGGAGCACTGTCGGGTTCGAGGATGCCACGTTTGATGAAGGACTTCTTGTCTGCCCAGAAGATTTCCCATGCGTGCTTGCGTGCCTCGCCGGACAGTTTCTTGGCAGTGCCACTGAGCTTGCGTAAGACTTTAAGAGCCTGTGACTTGTAGTCCTTGCGGATGTCCTCCTCGGTTGCCCGGGCCTCGTCGCGGTAGTGCTTGTCTGCGCGGCGGTCGTCGCAGGTGCCATCGAAGGCGTCGGCAAAGCTCTTGATGCGATTAATGCTTATATTCTGCATGGCTCTCATCCTGTGAATGAGGGTTTATGTGTGGCGAGAGGGTAGTTGACGCTACCCCCTCGCTTCTTTGTTTATCCCCACGCCTACTTGTGAGTTGGATCGAAGCTGTATTTGTGCGTGATGCCAAGATGTTCGCAACGGACGGCTGTAAGTAGATTGCCAAGCCAGTTTTGCCAGTTTGCGCCGTGGCATTTTTCTGTGTTGCATGTGCATACACCCCAGAAGTTATCGTGCCACGTATTCTCTTCGATGAGCTTCTCTTCTCCTTCGTCTGATACAGCAAGGAGGCGATCTCGCAGGACGGGATTGGCAAACTTCAACTGGAGGGCTTTATACATCACGTAGATGCGCTTGTCGTTCCAGTTGGGTATGCACTTGACGCGTCTGCCCATGCGTTTGGCTTGCCCCGGAGTGCAATGCTTGAATGATTCACGGTCGTTTATGTCTGAGCATTTAGCCGCTTGGTAGGCATTCTCCACTGTGGGATAATCCTTGACGGTGGCTGGATAGAAGTTGCTCAGGAAGTCGTATTGTCCTCTGAAGTGCATGTCTCATCCTCCTATAACAGGCCAAGGAAAGCACCGACGCGGATGGTTTCGGGGTGATCCTCGCCAAAGCGCTTGACGTATAGTTCGTAGTGCTGCTCTTCCACGGTTGGGGCGTTGCAGTAGTCCTCGCATTCTTGGCATATGCTATCGTTCTTCGCCGGGGCGTCGCCGCACATCGGGCAGAGCTGTTTGATGCGCTGACGCAGTGTGATGAGGTCGTCCTCCAACTGGTTGATGGAGAGCATGATGCGTGTCCGTGCGTTCATGGTGTATCCTCCAGTAACAACACAAGGTTGAGAGATGCTATGTCCCAAGCGAGAAAGTCTGCGCCGTATGATGCCTCGCCGAAGAAGTCGTGGTCAATCTGCTCCGCTCGCCGACGCTCTGCGTAATCGGACAGTGCTTCAAGTGCCTTAACTGGCATGGTGTATCCTCCTTTGGTGTGTATCCCCACTACTGTGTGACCAACTCAACTAACTCCTCAATCGTGCGATAACCGTTTGCCACCAAGGCAAGCACCTCAGCGTGGCACCGCTGCGGTCGGCAATGGCACAAGAGCCTCTCGCCACGCAAGTCCTCAATCCGATTCATCAAGTCCTCGTTAGTGGCCAAGTAGCGCACGTAGGTCTTGATAACCTCGGAGCGGCTCCCATCTCGCCCGATGATAAATGGGTTGCCCCAAGGCGTATGCCTATCAACACGCACACCGCGCTCACCCACGCGACCCACGTAGTTGCTGATCCTCGCGTCCATCGTATCCTCCTCGAAACGTCTTTTTATAATTGATGCAGTTAAAGAGGCTCTCTCTCTAACTCCTTAGAGGGACAACTCGACCGGGCGCGATCTGTCAAGCGGAAGCATGGTGGGGGTTGTTCAGAAACACACCGCTTTATTATCTGATAGGTCTGTGTTTGTGAAGAACGATGGGACGGGTCGGGTCCGCTTTACTGATCGGCGGGGCTGGTCGCTACCGTCGGCTGAGAACGCAATGACAGCGGCCAGCGGTGGGCAGGCCGAAATCGGACTGCAGGGGGATGGGAACCGGCGAGTTATATTTCCCGCGACTAGAGAGAGAGATAGGACGACGCCGGGCGTTGCTGTCTGAACGCCCAAGGAGTCCGTGATGCTCGGAAGGTTGGTAGAAGGCGTAGCACGGAGGCGAAGGCCGCAGGAGTGAACAGACGTAGCGACGCACAGCGCCACGGCTATTGCACGTGACCCCGTAGAAGGTGAGGTCGTGGCGCGGTCGCCGTCTGTGAACGTGGAC